GCCATCAGAGCGATCCGGCAGATATGTCATCTGCACGGGAAGCTCAAGGAGCTTCCTACCCCCGAAAGGGTAGAAGCCGCTTTGAATGGCTACGTCGACACGGATAATCAGGTCAGTCAAGTGCTCCCGGCGGATCTCCTCGCGGAGTTCCGTCGGGCAGCACGACAGGCCTGGGGACCTGACTTTTCACGAATGGAAAGTCATGTGTATCACACCGGTTTCTTACCCGGTGCGAAACACGGTCCTGGTGCAGTCGCGGAAAAACTTCCGAGTAATCAGAAGTGGAACCGAAAGGAGTGGACGGAGCGTCTCGAAAGATACTTCCGTTCCACAGAATTCCTTGAGTACGACATCGCAAATGAAGGCGACGACATACTCCTGCACCCCCCTGGAAGCGAACCACCCGCTAGGGTGGTCTGCGTTCCTAAAACGGCTAAGGCGCCTCGAGTGATCACAATCGAACCGGTATACAACCAGTTCGTGCAGCAAGGGCTGATGTCCTTGTTTACTGCTTGGATGTACGAACATCCGCAGGTGTCATTCGAGTTTAGAGAACCCAACATGCAACTGGCCAAGGCCGGTAGCGTGGATGGATCTCTTGCGACCATTGACCTCTCCGAGGCCTCTGATCGCATCAGCCTTAGACTAGTCAAAGAGTTGTTCGGGGATCACAAGTACCTCCTAGGAGCTATCTTGTCCTGCCGCTCAATGACTAGCGAACTTCCCGATGGCTCACGAGTGAGTCTTCGAAAGTTCGCGTCTATGGGGTCAGCTCTAACCTTTCCCATCCAGACGCTCGTCTTCGCGACGATCGCCAGGATGGCGGTAGAGCGCACTAGCGCCGGATGGCCGGGTAAAACTACGGCCATCCGAGTGTACGGGGACGACATAATTGTCCCTACGTACGCTGCCCTCGAGACGATGTTTCTCCTTGAGGCCTTCGGGCTGAAAGTGAACCACAACAAGTCTTTCTGGAGTGGAAACTTCAGGGAGTCCTGTGGAGGGGAGTACTTCAAAGGCTCTGACGTTTCGGTTGTCAGAGCCCGGAAGAGGCTCCCGTCGTCTCGTCGCGACGTTGAAGAAGTTGTGGCTAATGTAGCCTTCCGGAACCTGTACTTCTCGAAGTACGGGTCGTCGGAAGTAGTCACAAACCTCGACGAACACATGGTAAGGTTGATCCCTTTGCCATGGGCTCCCGAGGAAACACCGGGCTTGGTTCGTTGGACCTGGGAGTACCCCGTTTATGACGGGTTTGACTCTCGGATCTTCCGGCCTTATGTCTTCGGTATGATCCCGACGTATCATCTACGTAGAGACATCCTGGACGAGCACGGCGCTCTTCTCAAGTTCTTCTGGACACCCTTTAACGAGGATCCGAAGCACTTGCAACGCGCGGGGCGTCCCATATCCGCGAAGCTAAGATATGGAAAGATCTACCTTTAAGGGGTAGATGTGCCGGTTATGCCGGCACGAGCGAGGGAAGGGTAGTTCTCCTTTCT